TCTTCTTCTTCATCGTAATCAGCGTCTTCATCAAGACCGCGGATTTCTAATTCATTTTGAGCTTCTTCGTCCTCAGCATCGATAGCTTCGGCAATGTCTTCTACAACACCATTAACTAATGTTGCGATTTCTTCGTCAGTAAGCCCTTCTAAAAGTTCTTCGTATGAACGAGACATCCGTCCCTCCTTTTCTTCGTCGACCTCTTCATCAGAATCATCTGAGTGAAGAAGAACCTGTGTAATCCCGGTGTAGATAACACCGCGATCGCTTTCATACTCTTCAGTCCCGTAAGCGCTATGGAGCATAACATGTTCAATAACAGCACCCGGGTTTGCACCCTTAAGAACTAGACTTACCTCATAGATTTCTCCATGGATAACATCGTTACCGTTCTTACGGATTCCGCGAGCTCCGATAGACATAGCATTTAAATCACCATGCTTAAGGAGTGTGCGGGTATCCTGAGCATGTTCTGTATCATTAAGATAACCATACCCATAAACACCCTCATCGCGGTGCTGAAGAATCATATACCCCAATACATTTGAGGGACTGGAGTAATCGTGTTGCCATACGATAGGTACTTGAGAGCCATTGTTTTGTCGAAAAGCGTCGTGACGAATTGTCACACCATCCGAACAACGAATGTCATTCTTAGTTACCCATCCGGCGAAATCAGCCTTTTTTCGCAACTACTTTTTTCCTCCATAAATTTTTATACATCCAATGGGTTACCGTATTCGTCTACAGGATTACCGTTGGCGTCAACATATCCGCCTTGGCCATCGTCATAGATTTCAGGATAACCTTCTTGGGTTGTACCATCATAACCACCTAGACCCATTAAATCGGTACCTGTTGAGATATTCTTATTAAAGAGCATATCGCCGATACGACTTGGGTGAGGTGCACGACCTAACATTGCACGAATTTCATTCGATGTGAAGATTGCATTACGAGCAAATAGGTCTGCCGCAGTACCTAGTTGTTCAACTGGTAGCATACGGAACGGGTCACGGTAATACTGGATTACCTGCCCTTGAGTTCGAGCGGTCTTAGTTAGGAAGATACGGTTAATACCATCAACGATAGTCTGCAATACAGGGTCGACTGCTCTATGATAATAGAGATTTAGTTCAGCCTGACTTGCAGTACCGTCTAAGACTTTGGAAGAGATACCGACTTGGTTATAGTAATCCTGTTGAAGCTTACGAATGTCATCCACAAGGTTGTTATTAATATTACCGCCTGTATGGATGAATTTCTCGTTAGCATCAAGGGTTGCTATACCAAACTGACTGTCTGCCAATTCTTTCTCAAGCTGAGTCTTACGACTCTTAGCCTGTTCCTGACGTAAGGAGCTCTTTGTGGCATATGGGATTTGGATAAACCCGTTAAGTTTCCCAGCCGCCACTGCCTTATCTTGAGAGTACATTAAATCCATCTTCTGCTCAAGCAACTTAAGTGTTGAGTTACGGTCTTTTAGTAGACCAATAAGAGGAGACTCCAAGATAACAATCGACTGTTTGGACAGCGTCAAGTCTTGTTCTAAACCATTTTGATCATTATAGACTTTGACCCGAACAGCACGAGGATACCATTGTGTAATCTTACCGACACGCATTGATAAGATATCATAGGAACCATCGTCGTTGGGTTTTGACGTTGTGTCGACGGGGACAATTGCAACAACACCTTCTTCTAAAAGAGACCAGGCCACATCATAGATAAATGCGCGACCGGTTTGGTCAATATTAGCAGACGTTGTCAAGCAATTGATCAGACCTGAGTCGACAGAAGTCTGATTACCGTCTTCTTCGTTAATCTTTAAATGTTTAAAGTCAACCATAGCGACATCAAGAGAAATCATAGAAATAATACTATTGATTAAATCTTGATGCTTGAACGTATAACCACGGAGCGCACCTGATGGCCGGCCAATACCTGAGCCGGAAACCAAGTCAGGGTCATAATCAATACCATTGTTGGTTGACATGAATGCGTTCCATGACCCTAGAGGGTTATTTACCATCCTACAAGAATGCCTCCTTATTTCGTTTATAGGCAACCCAAGCATCCATTAATGCAGCAACATTATCGATTTTCTCATCGCTACGCATCTTAGACAACTTATAGTTACCGTTATTGTCTTGGATAACAACGGCGTTACCCATAGCATACTTCATGAGTTCCTCAAAGAATATAAGGTCTCGAGAAGTTGCCATATTCTTAATCTCACCTAAAGGTACCGACTCAGTTCTTACACCTTGTCGTACCACTTCCACGCCTACATCGCCATTCTCCATAGTCCAGCGGTCAATAAATTCGGCCGCGTTATATGGGTCATAACCGAATGATACGATAGTCCATTCCATCTCTTCGATGTAATGCTCTACATCGTCGTAGACCATTTCCCAATCGAGATAGTTACCAGGCATGATTATTAGCGTACCCTCAGCTACGAGCTGGTCATACTTAGCTTGTGTAGCCGAATTTAGACGTAGATATTTAACCTCAGATACATAAGACCTTGTTTGAACACCATATCGACCTCGTCCCAACGGAACTAACCAAGTAAACGCCCAGAAGTCATCACCTTGAGAGGCATCCATACCCATAGATACTTCCATACGCCTGAAGTTTTGTCTTCGATGAAGTTCAGTTTCTTCAAATGTAAAGAAGTATGTCGTACCCTCAACCGGGATACCAAAACGTTTAGCTAGGATATCATTCCGGTTTGCTGGGGAATATTCCGCACGCCTCACATCACGTTGATATGCTTCATAAGAAACGGTAATACCGATATTAGGACAAGCCTTCATCCACATATCCGGGTTTCCTACTTCGGCTACATCATCTAGACGGTAATACCATATAGAGGTATGCGGGTTTTCGTATTCACCACGGAGGATTGCCAAAAGCTCACGTTTAATAGAGTCACCAACCGAGTCACGAACCGTACCTTCTGACGATACCGCTAGGATAATATAATCATCAATACCGTCTTTAGAAGCAGATTGCTCAAGTGCGCCAATTACATCTTCTTTGATATCACCTGACAGCCATTCATCGACTGTAGCGTACTTGGCACGAGAACCTTGAAGTTTTGGAATAGTCATCGGCTTTACTTCTAAGATAGAGTTTGTTAGACGATTGACAATACCATCCTTGGTTACAGCCAATTGCGACTGGGACTTCTGCGTCCTAGCCTTATTTCGGCCTCGAGTGAGTACACGGAATAAAGGAAACCCTTCTTCGGCGCTTCCCGCCCTAGTTATGGCTGTAGCAAAAGGGTATAATACTTCTGCCGCTTGAGCCATGGTAGGAGCTGTTGTAACCTGCTGGGTCGAGTTGGTATCCATCACAAGCCCAAAGGCCTGATGAAGTGTAGCATATAGAGACTTTGCGTTACCCCGGGCCACAATAAGGTATTGTTTATTCCGAAGTCTGCGCTTATGTCTAATTATTTTGAATTTTCCGGTTTGAGGGTCATAAACCTTCTCTTCCTTAAATTCGAACCACGCCAATAAATCCTCAGCCCATAGCCTAAATGTTGGGAGTAGAGTTAAAGGTCGACCATCTACCAAGGTCATCTCATTCTCACAGAAGTCGATAAATCCTTGTATGGCATCTGGGTCGTAGTAATAGTTTGGATTAGCGATATCCGCGTCGATACGGTTCATTTGCATCGAGATTTCACGACATACAGGAATCTCTCCACGCAGTACAGCGTCTCGAAATCTACCGTACTCGACAGGAACCGCGGTATTGCTTAATACCACTTATTAGACTCCTTTGCTTAGAAACGTATTAGTATTTATAAGTCTTGAGTTTTCCAGATTTAGCGTCTGCAACTGTTACCTCACGACTATATGAAGAACGGCGGTTATCTTTATTCTTAAGCGCCTTTTTATGACGATTATTCATATCAACTTTACGCTGATCTTCAACACGCATATCTTGAAGGCGCCTAATTTCTTTACCAGAAGCCCCACGTTTTAGAGCGTTCTTAATAGCTTCATCACGCATCTTAAGATTATAATTATAAGTCTTATCGTCTTTTTTAATGCGTGCCTCATTTGCTGCAGCTTCAGCAGGAGTCATTAGGTCGGAACCGCCACCTTTCTTCTTCCACTTCATACCCTTTTTACCATAGTGTAAGAGCGTGTCTTCTGAAGAGATGCTTTGTTTCAAACGAGGAAGTTTTACGCGTTTGCGAATCTTTTCGATGTATTTATTTTCCTGTTTCATACCCTCACGGGTTCGACTAGGTACTACGTTATCGCGGCCTTCTCGTAAAGCGCGCTTAACGTCGACATTCTTCTTCCCATCAATAGGGTCGCTTGCGGTGTTGTAGGTTCTACCATATTTAGGATCGTTTATTCGACGTTTGTTCGACTCTGAGCGATCTTTCAACCCACGCTCACGATTCTTATCAAAGGTTTGATCGTCAACCCAATTGACGGCATTTTCGATACCTTCTAATGCGGAATTAACACCGTTTGTCAGATGTTTTTTCCATTTCATACCCTTCTTACCGTAATGCATTAGTGTATCATCAGAAACACCGGAATGTTTTACTTTTTTAGTAGTCTTCTTCTGTTTCTGCTTCTCTTTACGATCTAAAGCGCCGATATAATTCTGCATAGCTTCTTCGTGTTTATCAAGGTACTTCTGTTCTTTCTTATTTCGAGCTTTACCTTTTTCAACACCGCCTTTGATTTTACTTTGATAGTAAGCCGCATCTTTCTTATATTTCTCGGCCTCTTTGCCATAGTCGCGATTTGCTTCGCGTTCTTCAGCATCAGCCATAGCCGCTTGAGCAGGGATCATACCTTGACGACCTTTTTTCCACTTCATACCTTTCTTACCGTAATGTAAGAGTAGGTCTTCTTGTGACGGAAGATAAACCCCGTTGATAATTTCACCCATATTTACTCCTGATTGTGTAAGACCTCCTTTTAAATCAAAGTCAGTCTCGGAATATTTATTAAAGATCTTTTTAACAGATCCTTTATATTTCTTACGAGTAGCCTTTGCGTCTTTACGAGCATCGTATGCCACATTTGTAAGAAGTCGGTTCTGCTCGGTCGGTTGACTATCGTATAAGTCCTTAGTCAATCTATGGATTTTCTTAGACAACTTATATTCTGATTTACCTTTCTTAACACGCTCACGTACATATCTATACGTTTGATAGTGTTCTTTGGAGAAGTTATTCCGAGCATACCTATCGCGTTTACCAAAGATGTTCATACCCCATTTCATACCTTTACGACCAGCGTGCTGGATCATAAATCGGTTCTGAATAGTTTCTGGGATATATACATCGACACCACCCACATTAATAGATTGTGTAAATTTAGTCATAGTGGTTGGTACATCCTTAAACGCTTTAGCCCATTCTTGTCTTTTCTTAAACGCCTCGATAGCGTCTTTAGCAGCTTGCCCAGATAGATTACGTCCGGCGATACTTGAAGGTGCTTTTGAATATACATCCAAAGCTGCCGAACCTACTTTACCAATAAATGCAAGACGAGCTTGTTTCTTTTTCTGTAGGGCTTCTAAGCGAGCTTTCTCGGGAGCCTCTACTAGTTGTTTAAACCTCTGCTCAGCCTCTAGTCTAGCGATTTTGGATTTCAATGCCTTAGTTGACATATTATCACGAGTCCGATAAGCATCTCGGAACTCGGCTTCTCTTAACCGCTCATCTACAGACCGACGAAGTTTCTTAGGCGTTTTGACGTTTTGCTGTTCTGGTTTAGTACCATGTTTACCAAGGACTCCACCTTTCGGCTGACGTCGCCCAAATATATGCATACCCCACTTCATACCTTTACGCCCGGCATGGTGGAGTTCGTCAGATGTCAAGTTTGACAAGTTCTACCTCCCATCTAGCGCGAGTGAGATTCTCATCCCGAGCCTCTTTCAATGCGGTAAGAACAGATGCTTGTGGTGGGTCATAAGAGATGAGAGCCGAGATACAAACATAGTTCTTAGCAAAGGTATTGTTTCTAAGGCGTTCTTTAATCCCTTCAGCCAAATCCATATGACCGTAGAAGAACTCTGCCCAAGTTAGATTAGGTTCAGCGATAACGCTAACGTTATGCCCGACACCATTTTGAACAAGAACACCAAGCGCTGCGTCAATAGCCACACCCAGTTGAGTCTTAACTACATGATTGGAATTCGGTTCGGAATCGTGTAACGCCCCGACGAAGTTGAGTACGTCTTCATAGATAGTAGTCATAAACTTCATCCTTACCACAATTTTGTGTCACCCGGTTTACGTTCTACCCACGTTTGATACTCCTTTTGATCGTAGTGGATACGTTTATGGGTGCTGTCAGAGACCGTAATCAGTCCGTCAGGATCGAAGCAATTCTCGGTCAAGTTTTCTATGTCCTCCTTGGTTAGTGGGTTCATATGGTGAACCGTGATTGGCCCGTCCACAAATAACTTCCTAACACCAAGGTCTTGAGCCAGGTCTCTACGTATAATCGCTGCACGACATTGTTGCCATGCGTGAGATTTGTAGAACCGATTGGATATTTCTCTCGGAGCCTCATGATGTACACCACGAAGTCTTAGATAATTTAACCGCTCAGTATAGGACTCAAGTTTGGACATTTCTTTATAGGTGAGTCTATTGCTCATAGAATTCACCCTCAATGACTTCTGCCGGCTTACCAGAATATCCTTGGAATGCCTTGTATGCTTGTTTGAAGTCAAGTTCTGATTCCTGGTCGCTACGAATCAAATCGATACGCGCTTGTAGCAACTCCGCTTGTAACTCCAACTGTTTGCGTTCAAGACGAGCTTTAGGACTTGCCTGATTTAGCCAGTAGACAATCTCAGAGGCCGATGCCGTTCCTTCCTGAAGACGCTTTTCCGATAGACCCATAGCGAGTTCCATCATTTGCAATTCACGCTGTTCAGGCGAACGTGCAGGTCTGTAGGCTCTCTGGTTATCGAATTCAGCTACTTCATTCATCATAGTTATTCAGCCTCTCCTTTCTTCCGTGGTGCAACCGCATCGGGTTCAACAATATAAGGTTGGTTCATAACAAACCCTTCATCGGTTTGAAGCCATTCGTCACCAACATTCACGACAACTAGACGTTCCTCACGCTTAGCCAATCGTACAACATTGTCCTCTGCTTGATCAGGGGTTGAACGAATGAATACCCCGGCAGGTGCTACAACTTTATAGGTAGTTTTTGCTGCTGCCACGATAGTTCTCCTCTCTTTCTTTATCATTAGAACCCTTTTTCATAAGTTTTGGACTCCAATAGACCGACTTTAGGCGAGTTTTAAGAACACTCATCAGTCCTGTCTAACAAGTCTTCAAAGCGCAATTGTGAAAGGAGCCAAAGTCAACCGCACTTTTATACCCAATCCTAGAATCAGCCTATTGGAATCCAAAACCATTTTGAAAAAAATCGCAACGGGGGGATTTTTGATACCAGCCCCGATGCTGAAGAGGGAGGCCTGTAAAAGGCACCCCCCGGGGGTCTAAAGTTTTATTTCATCTTCATCTTCATTAAGAAACTCAAGATCTTCTTCATAATCTTCAGGTTTTGGAACTAACTTAATATTTCCGAAGATGTTTTGC